TAACCACAACTATCATATCACACTTAGGAGGAAATGTCAAATGGAAACGAAACTGAAAGACAGCGAGATCGTTGCTGAACTGATCGAGAGCGTCCGGCACGACATGGAGATGCCGAAAGAAATCTGGAATCGGGGAATGGGACTGCTGCAAAAGTTCCAGCAGTTTGAACGGGACGAGGAAGCTGCACAGGACAAAGCTGCATTCGAGGAGGCATGCAAGCGTGGCTGAGAAACACATCGGACAGACGAACGGGGCGTTTACCATCTGCTATCCCTGCGGCAGGCTGACGCTCTGTCTGGAAACGTTCTTTCCGGTAACGCAGAAGAAAGCTCGGCAGCTGTTTCGCCTTATGAAAGAGAACAGCGAGGAAACCGAAGTGCAGGAGCTGCTTGTGTACTTACACAGACGGGCAGAACGCCTGCCGCCGGAATCCGCCAGAACAGCGGAACGCTGCCGGAAGAACGCCGCTCTTTTGTCTAAGATCACAGGCGTATCTATGAAAGACGGTGATGCTTTTGGGCTTTCCTTGGGAAACTAATATCCCTATACGCTGTCCTTACTGCGGCAGCATCGAGAACGACGGCTACACCTGTAAATGGTGTTGCAATATAATCAATTTTACGGAGGTAAAACATCATGGAAATCACAATGACACTGACAGTCACACCGGAACAGGCGGCGGCGATCGCCGGTCTGCTGGCGGGCAGCAAGCCCCTGAATCCGTCGGCACCGCCCTTGCAGTCTGAACCGCTGCCGACAGCATCTTCGCAGCCTGCTCCGGTCGCAGCTCCGCAGCCTGCGGCCGTACCGGCTCCGACAGCCGTTCCCGTTAACACTGCGGTGCCGGTACAGCAGGAACCGTTGCCGACCGGCATTCCCACACAGGTGCGTGCCTACAGCGTAAACGATCTTGCAATCGCCTGCCGTCCTCTGATGGAAGCAGGCAAGCAGCCGGAGCTGCAGGCACTGCTGGCGGAGTTCGGTGCACCGGCAGGGCTTGCCTCTGTTCCGGAGAACCGTCGGGCAGAGTTTGCCGGACGGCTGCGGCAGATGGGAGGGCAGATCTGATGCCGGAAGAACACGCATTCTTATCTGCCTCCGGTGCACATCGGTGGATAAACTGCACCCCGTCCGCTGCACTGGAGAAACAGTTTCCCGACACTGCCGGCAGCTATGCCGCTGAGGGAACGCTTGCCCACAGTCTGGCAGAACTGAAACTGCGTAAGCAGTTCGAGATCATGAAGCCCTCGGCGTACAAGCAGCAGCTGGCAGAGATCCAGTCGGACGAGCTGTATCAACGGGAAATGGACGGCTACACAGACGCCTATGTGGACTACATACGCAGCTTGTGCATGGCGTTTGCCGGAACGCCGTATGTAGTCGTAGAAAAGCGGCTGGACTTTTCCCATATCGCCCCTGCCGGATTTGGTACAGGGGACTGTGTGATCCTGTACGATGACACGCTGCACATCGTAGACCTGAAATACGGAAAAGGCGTGGCGGTGTCGGCAGAGAACAACCCGCAGCTGCGGCTGTACGCCCTCGGTGCCGTGCAGGAGTACAGTCTGCTGTACACGATCAGACAAGTGCAGATGCACATTGTACAGCCGCGGCTCGACAACATCTCCACAGACAGTCTGACCGCGGACGAATTGCAGCAGTGGGGCGATCGGGTAAAGCCGCTTGCAGAGCAGGCGGCAAAGGGCACCGGAGAATTCCACGCAGGGGACTGGTGCCGGTTCTGTCGGGCAAAGGCACAGTGCCGTGCACGGGCGGTACAGATGCTGGAGATCGGCAAGCGGCAAACGGATACCCTGTTGTCTGATGCAGAGATCGGCAGTATCCTCACGGCGGCACAGTCCCTGCAAAGCTGGGTAAAGTCCTTGGAGGAATACGCCGAAAGGCAGCTGATCGCCGGCAAGGAGATCCCCGGCTGGAAGCTTGTGGAGGGCAGGTCGAACCGCACTCTCACAGATACCGATGCTGCATTTCAGGTACTGGAACAGTCCGGCTATGATGCCGCATTGCTGTACGAAAGAAAGCCGCTGAATCTGACGGCACTGGAAAAACTGTGCGGCAAAAAGCACCTGACAGAGCTGATCGGCAGTTACATCGTGAAGCCACCGGGAAAACCTACAGTCGTGCCGGCAGCAGACAAACGCAGACCATACGCAAAGAAGAAATTAGAAGAAATGTTTGGAGGAAAAATATCATGAGTTTGAATGCAAATCAGTTTACAACGGACAAGGTAAGACTTTCTTACGTACACCTCAATCAGCCCCACAGCAGTGCTCCGGACGGCAGCAACCCGAAGTACGGTGTAACCATACTGCTGCCGAAGTCTGACGTTGCCACAAAGGCTCGTCTGGACGCCGCTTATCAGGCGGCGGTCAACGCAGGTGTCGGGGCAAAGTGGAATGGCGTAATGCCGCCGAAGATCGAAAGCCCGATCTATGACGGGGACGGTGTTCGTCCGAACGGAGAACCCTTCGGGGCAGAGTGCAAGGGACACTGGGTGTTCACTGCCGGAAACAAGAATCCGGTGCCGATCGTGGACATCGGTCAGAACCCTGTCGTCAATGCCGGCGACATCTACAGCGGTATGTATGCCCGTGTGTGCGTATCGTTCTACGCCTACAACTTCTCCGGCAAGCGTGGGATCGGCTGCGGTCTGGAGGCGGTACAAAAGCTGGAGGACGGCGAACCCTTGGGCGGTCATGTGTCCGCAGCAGATGCCTTTGGCGGTGCAAACGCCTATGCCGGTGCGGCTGCACCTGCGGTAAGTGCTCCTGTACAGCCGCAGGGCTATGCACAGCCGATGCAGAACCTCTATGCAGGGCAGTATCCGCAGGCGGCACCGGCACCGCAGTACACAGCGGTTGATCCGATCACCGGTCAGCCCATTTACGGTGCATGAGCCGGCATCTGAGCATCGACATCGAAACCTATAGCAGTGTAGACATCACGAAATCCGGACTGTACAAATATGTGCAGTCCGATGATTTTGAGATACTGCTGTTTGCCTACAGCGTAGACGGTGGCGATGTAAACATCATCGATTTGGCGTGCGGAGAATCTCTGCCGGAAGAAATCGTGCAGGCGGTGTTTGATCCGAATGTACAGAATCACGCATACAATGCAGCATTTGAGTGGTATTGTCTGTCAAAGTATTTTCAGATCGAGCCGGTGTCGTGGCTTTCTCAGTGGCGTTGTACACAGCTGCACGGTCTGTACTGCGGGTATACCGCCGGACTTGCCGCAACCGGCGAGGCATTAGGGCTGCCGCAGGAAAAGCGTAAGCTTGCCACGGGCAAGGCTCTGATCCGGACGTTCTGCACGCCGCACACCCCGAACGCAAGAAACCCGACCACTCGGGTTTTGCCCCGCCACGAGCCGGAAAAGTGGCGGCTGTTTCGGGAGTACTGCAAACAGGACGTGGTGACGGAAATGGCAATTGAAAGACGGCTGTCCGCATTCCCTGTGCCGGAACAGGTGCAGCGGGAGTGGGAACTGGATCAGCGGATCAACGCTGCCGGTATCCGGCTGGACATGGATCTGATCGACGGGGCACTGCACATTGCCGGTGCGGTCACTTCCGATCTGATGCAGGAGGCGGTAACGCTGACCGGACTGGAAAACCCGAACGCAGTAGGGCAGCTGAAAGGCTGGGTTGAAACACAGACCGGACTGACGGTGGAATCCTTGGACAAGGAAACCGTCAAGGAACTGCTTGCAAGGCCGGAACTGCCACCAAAGGTGCGGCGGGTACTGGAGATACGGCAGGAGCTGGGGAAGTCCTCGGTAAAGAAGTACGAGGCAATGGTGAAAAGCGTTTGCAAAGACGGGCGTGTTCGGGGACTGCTGCAATTCTACGGGGCGAACCGTACCGGACGCTGGGCAGGGCGGTTGGTGCAGGCACAGAATCTGCCCCGCAATTACATCGAGGAACTGGACCTTGCCAGAGATATGGTAAAGGGACGGGACACGGAAATGATCGCTCTGACCTTCGGCAATGTGCCGGACACGCTGTCCCAGCTGATCCGGACGGCTTTCGTTCCGGCAAAGGGCTGCAAATTTGTTGTGGCGGATTTTTCAGCGATCGAAGCCCGTGTGATCGCATGGCTTGCAAAGGAAACATGGCGGCAGGAGGTGTTCCGCACGCACGGAAAGATCTACGAAGCCTCGGCATCGGCAATGTTTGGTGTACCTATTGAAAAAATCAAAAAGGGCAATCCGGAATACGCACTGCGGCAGAAGGGAAAGATCGCAGAACTGGCATTGGGGTACGGCGGTTCCGCCGGTGCCCTGATCAACATGGGAGCCTTGAAAATGGGGCTGTCTGAGGACGAACTGCCGGACATCGTACACCGCTGGAGAAAGGCGAACCCGAATATCACAAGACTGTGGTATCAGCTGGAGAACGCCGCCCTGCAGGCGGTGCAGACTTGTACACCGGTGGGCGTAAACGGCTGTATCTTCCGCAGAGAGGGCGACTTTGCGACAAAACAGGATTTTCTGACTGTGCAGTTGCCGTCCGGAAGAAAGCTGTTCTATGCCCGTCCGCATATCGGAAAGAACCGGTTTGACAGTGACAGCCTGCACTATTACGGCGTAAGTCAGGCGGGCAAAAAGTGGGCGGATCTGGAAACCTACGGCGGCAAGCTGACAGAAAACATTGTGCAGGCGATCGCAAGGGACTGCCTTGCAGTGACGCTGCAGCGGCTGGAAGATGCCGGCTATCAGACGGTCATGCACATTCACGATGAGGCGGTGATCGACTGTCCGGAAGAACGTGCGGATCTGCAGGCGGCGTGTGAACTGATGCGGCAGCCGATCCCGTGGGCGGCGGGGCTGGTACTCAATGCCGCCGGATTCGTGGGGGACTATTACAAAAAGGATTAGGTGGTGCTGACGAATGCAAAACGACAGAAAGATTACCATAACCACCGGCAGCAGCCGGAAAGCCACACAGTGGAATGCCCAGCAGCTGCGGTGGTCAGAACTCGTGGCGAAGCTTGCAACGCCTATGCGGGGAACGGAAACGCTGGAGGAATATCTGAAGCTGCCGAAGCCCAAACAGGACAGCCTGAAAGATGTAGGCGGCTACGTTGCCGGCACACTGGAGGGCAGGCAGCGGAAAGCGTCCGCAGTGACAGGCAGAGAGGTCGTCACACTGGATATGGACAACATCGCTCCCGGCGGTACGCAGGGGGTCCTGCAGCGGATCGAGGGGCTGAACTGTGCCTACTGCGTGTACTCCACCCGAAAGCACAGTGAAGCGGCACCCAGACTACGTGTGCTGATCCCACTGTCCAGAACGTGCACGGCGGACGAATACGAGCCGATCGCACGGAAACTGGCAGAGTACATCGGCATGGAACAGTGCGATCCGACGACCTTTGAGGCATCACGGCTGATGTACTGGCCGTCGTGCTGTGCGGACAGTACCTACGTCTACACCTACGGGGACAAGTATTTCGCCGATCCCGACGGCATTCTGGGAATGTACGCCGACTGGCGGGACGTGAAACAGTGGGCAGGGCTGACTGCACCGAAAATTCCGCGGGGAACAAAGCAGGCAGATCCGACAGAGAAGTCCGGCGTGGTGGGGGCGTTCTGCCGGATATATGACGTGTACAGGGTCATTGCAGAGATCCTGCCGGACAGGTACACGGTGTGTGATACCGGAGATCGCTTCACCTATGCCGGCGGCACAACTACCGGCGGTGCGGTGGTCTATGAGAGCGGCAAGTTTCTCTTTTCCCACCACGCACACGATCCGGCAGGCGGCAAGCTGTGCAATGCGTTTGATCTGATGCGGCTGCATCTGTTCGGCGACAAGGACAGCGATGCAAAGCCGGATACGCCGACAAACAAGCTGCCGTCCTATCAGGCGGCGTGTGATTATGCGGTCAAAGACACCAGCGTAGCACAACTGCTGCTGCAGGAACGGTACGCCGCTGCTACGGCAGCGTTCGGGGCCGCACCTGCGGAAAATGCGGACTGGATGCAGCTGCTGCAGGTACATTCTGAATCCGGAAAGCCCCTGAAAACCACGGACAACGTACTGATTATTCTGGAAAACGATCCGAATCTGAAAGGAAAGTTTGTTTTCGAGGAATTTTCCAACCGGATCCTGTGCTTGGGTGCACTGCCTTGGAACGATAGTCCGGAGGTGCGGGACTGGACGGACAATGACGATGCCGGACTGCGGCATTACATTGAAAAGGTATACGCCGTGACCGGAAAGGACCGGATCAGCGATGCGGTAAGCCTGTGCTGTCACCGAAACAAGATCAATGCTGTGCAGGATTATCTGAAAAGCCTTCCGGAATGGGACGGCGTGCCGAGAGTGGAAACCTTGTACATCGACTATCTGGGAGCCGCAGACAGTGCCTATACCCGTGCTGTGGCGAGAACGTCCCTGACTGCGGCAGTGGCACGTGCCATGATCCCCGGCATCAAGTACGACTATATGCCGGTTCTGGCAGGTCCGCAGGGGCTGGGAAAATCCACACTGCTGCGGCTGCTGGCACCGAAGTGGTTCAATGACAGTCTGACAACGTTCGACGGAAAGGACGCATACGAAACCATACAGGGATCTTGGATCATGGAGCTTGCGGAACTGGTGGGAATGTCCAAGGCGGACGACAACAAGATCAAGCAGTTTTTATCCAAGCAGGAGGACATTTTTCGGGAGCCCTACGGCAGACGAACGGGGAGGTACCCCAGAAGATGCGTATTCTTCGGCACGACCAACGAAGAAGAATTCCTGCGGGACCATACGGGGAACCGGCGTTTCTGGCCGGTGGAGTGCGGTGTACAGCAGCCGGCGAAAAGCGTATTTACGGAACTGGCGGCGAATGTGCCGCAGATCTGGGCAGAGGCACTCACACTGTGGCACAACGGCGAAAAGCTGTATCTGCTGCCGGAGGTAGAGGCATACGCAAAACAGGCACAGGAGGAACACAGCGAGCACAGTGCGAAAGAGGGCGTTATCCGGGACTTTCTGGATCGGGAGATTCCGGAGGACTGGGAGAAACGGACGCTGTTTGAGCATAAGATGTATTGGGCGGGCGGCTTCGCCAATGACAAGGAAAAGACGAAACTGAAACGTCGGGAACGGGTATGTGCTGTTGAGATCTGGTGCGAGGCGTTCGGCGGCGAGATCCGCTATTTCCGGAGGTCTGATGCGGCGGAGATCAACGCGATTCTGGCTAGGATCCCGGGGTGGGAAAGATGTAAATCCAATATGCGGTTCGGTGTCGTGTATGGCACGCAAAAAGGATTTTTACGGATACCCTAAACCGTCAACTTTCTCTTTTGCCGTCAACTATGGGAAAACATGGGAACTTTGACAGTTTGACAGAGAAGTTGACAGCAAAGTTGACGTAAAAACATCGTAACTGCGATATATTTTATTATTTGTCAACTTGTCAACTTTAATAGTAATAGAATATATAAAATAGGGGGATAGTGGGATATATAATATACTTAATACGCCTAATGCGTGTATGTATACGCGTGCGTGCGTGAGATCACAAAACGAAAGCGAGGATTGACATGGACGATGAAAAACAAGTGGAACGCTATCTTTGCCGCTGTGTACGGCGTATCGGCGGCAGGGCATACAAGTGGACGTCGCCGGGCTGCTGCGGCGTACCTGACCGTCTGGTATTTTTCCCGGGCGGCGGGATCGTGCCGGTGGAACTGAAAGCCCCGGGGCGAAAAGGCAATCTATCCAAATCCCAGCAGCTGCAGATAAAGCGGCTGGCTGCGGTCGGCACGAAAGTCTATGTGCTGAGTACACAGGAGGAGGTGGACAAGTTCATGCAAAAGCATATCACCGCGTATGGACTGCCGGAATGAAGTTCACGCCGCACCCCTACCAGCAGTACTGCATTGACCGGATCGTATCCGATCGGGCACTGGGGCTGTTTCTGGATATGGGGCTGGGAAAAACGGTGATCACACTGACCGCCGTACAGGAGCTGATCTATAATCGGCTGCAGGTGTGCCGGTGTCTGATCATCGCCCCGAAGAAAGTTGCCGAAGCTACATGGGACACAGAGGCGGCGAAGTGGGATCATCTGCGGCACCTGCGGTTCTCCATGATTCTGGGCAGCACACAGAAGCGGATCCGTGCAGCGTGCAGTCCGGCAGATGTCTACATCACGAATCGGGAGAATGTCGTCTGGCTGGTGGATTATTTCAAAAACGCATGGCCGTTTGACATGATCGTTATCGACGAAAGCAGCAGTTTCAAATCCAGCAAGGCAAAGCGATTCAAATCTTTGACGTGGATCCGGCCCCATGTGCAGCGGCTGATCGAACTGACAGGCACACCGGCACCGAACAGCATTCAGGATCTGTGGGCACAGCTGTATCTGCTGGACGGCGGTATCCGTCTGGGGCGGACTGTCACCGGATTTCGGGAGATGTATTTCAACAGCAATACCCACGGTGGACACTTCACGACCTATGAGGCGAAGGAAGATGCACAGAAGGCCATACAGGACAAGATCGGCGACATCTGCATCAGTATGAAAGCCGAGGACTATTTGCAGCTGCCAGAATTGGTGTACGACACGATTCCGGTGCAGCTGGACAGTAAGGCAGCGAAAGCGTATCAGCAGCTGGAAAGGGAAATGCTGCTGGAGGTGGACGAAACTACGATCGATGCGGGGTCGGCGGCAGCGTTGTCCAACAAGCTGCTGCAGCTGTGTAACGGGGCTGTATACGACGAGAACCGCAGTGCGGTAGAGATCCACCGGTGCAAACTGGAGGCGTTTGAGGAGCTTCTGGAGCAGCTGCACGGGGCACCGGCACTGGTGTTTTACAATTTCCGGCATGACGTCACACGGATCACTACGTTGCTGGCGGGATCTAAGCTGCGTGTCCGTGTACTGCAAAATGCACAGGACGCAGCGGACTGGAACGCCCGTCAGATCGACATTCTGCTGGCACACCCGGCATCTTGTGCCTACGGGCTGAATTTGCAGCAGGGCGGAAACCACGTGGTCTGGTTCGGGCTGAACTGGTCCTTGGAACTGTATCAGCAGGCAAACAAACGGCTGCACCGGCAGGGGCAGACGGCTACGGTTTTTGTACATCACCTTGCAGTGACCGGCACACGGGACGACGATGTCCTTGCTGCCCTGCAGGACAAGAACGCGACGCAGGACGCCCTGATCGACAGCCTGAAAGCGAGAATACGCAAAGCGAAGGAGGCACAGCCATGACCACCAAACCCTGCGAAACCTGCGGCAAGCTGCTGATCGGCGTGAAAGGTGACCGGAGATTCTGCAACGCCTGTGCCATACGCCGGCGGAAAGCATATCAGAAACAGTATCGGGAGAACAGGAAGAAACGCTAACACACGCCGAGCGTTAACCGAGCATAAACCGAGCGAAAAGACAAAACAAGGAGGACTACACATGAAGAAAAGAATTATTGCAGCTGTAACTGCCGTGTGCATGATGGCCGCATCTATGACAGGATGCACAGAGGCGGAAAGAGCAACGTACAACGTGCAGAAAGAGGCAGACTATTTCAACGTAGAGCGGCGTTTGTCTGTCATCAATGCAAGAACGGACAAGCCGATCTTGGAACTGATCGGATACTTTTCCCTGTCCAACAACAGCGACAACGAGCTTGTTATCACGCTTGAAGTTGCCGAGAATCAGTACAAGGTGGATTATGTCTACCTGAACAACTGGACGATCTACACAGTAGAGGACATCAGCGGAGCACACGTTGATCCGTATCATTACGAGATTAACTTTTTGCCGGAGATGATCCAGCCTATTAAGTTCACGCAGAATGATTGAGGTGATGTGTAATGACCCTAGAAACCCTGAAACAATGCCGCAGTGCATCGTTAGCACGCACAGCCGTCAAGCGGCGTATTGCAGAGCTGCGGAAAGATGCAACAGGTATCAGCGGCATCCGATACGATGGCGACATGCCGCACACCAGAGGAGAGCCGCTGTCACGGCAGCAGCGATACGTCGAGGCACTGGAACAGCTTTCCGCCGAATACGAAGAAACAACTGCCGCATGGGCAGAGAAAGCCGCAGAAGTAGAACGTGCTGTGCGGTTTCTGCCGCCGAAGCTGGGAGAACTGGTACGGCTGCGATACATCGACGGGCTGAAATGGGAACAGGTCAACGAACGGCTGTACATATCGCCGACAACTTCCAAACGGCTGCATCACGCTGCACTGAAAAAAATGGGGCTGGAATAAAAGTTGGACTTTTATGGACCCCTCGACCTGTGCTATAATAATATTATCCAATACTGACAAGAACCGCTGCAAGGGTGACCTTCGGCGGTTTTTTGTATGCCGGAAAGGAGCGTGACCGCATTGACCGAACGTCAGCGAAAATTTGCAGAATACTACGTGCAGTGCGGTAACGCTGAACAGGCTGCCGTTTCTGCGGGGTATTCGGAGCAGTATGCACGGGGGAATGCCTACAAACTAGTGGCAAACAGTGGCGTTGCCGCCTACATCAAACAGCTGTCCGAAGCTGCCCAGACCGCACGCATCATGACGGCAAGAGGCCGGCAGGAGCTGCTGTCCGACATCGCCAGGGACGAGGACAACGCCGCCGCAGACCGTATCCGAGCTGTGGACACGCTGAACAAGATGACGGGGGAGTACACCACAAAGGTGGAGGCATCGGTGCAGAAAAATCCGTTTGCAGAACTCACCACAGAAGAACTGCGGAAAGTGATCGGCAGTGGATAAGCGGCTGATCGTGCTCGGTGCGAAAGCGGAACTGGCAAGGCGTGACTTTTTTGCCTATTGCAGCCTGATGGCACCTGACTTTTATCAGCCTGACCGGCAGTATCTTGTGCGGCTGTGCAGGGAGTTTCAGGCGTTCGTGGAGTCCGATGACGAAGTGATGATCGTGAATCTCCCGCCCCGTCACGGCAAGTCCAGAACGGCCGGTCTGCTGGTGGAGTGGGTGCTCGGCCGTGATCCCTCTCAGAAAATCATGACAGGCTCTTACAACGAAACGCTTTCCACCATGTTTTCCAAGAATGTGCGAAACGCGATCTCCGAGCAAAAAGCGGACTTGTACATACCGGTGTACGCCGATGTGTTCCCCGACACCCGCATCAAGCACGGCGACGGGGCAATGAACCTGTGGAGCCTGGAGGGCGGCTACAACAACTACCTTGCCACATCGCCCACCGGTACGGCGACCGGCTTCGGGGCAT